CCCGAGTGGTACCATTATATCATACATTATTCTTTTGTGTTTCGCTTAGAGGCGGTGACAAACTGATAGTCGTAGTAGCTGCTTACAAACTTGTCAGTTGCTTTGCCAAATTTCTGAAACGTTCGCAGTGAAACAGTGGGATCGTGAGGCACAGGGAATTCCCAGTCCTCATTCTTGTTTGCGCTGTGCCATTCGTAGTTTGTATCCCACAAATTAGGGTAATTATAATATACCTCGAATTGGCATCCCAAAGTTAGTTTTTCAACGTCGCGTTCAAATGCTAGTTGTTCTTGAACGCTTATACCGTACATGTTCTCAATTAATTGACGCGTTGCTGGTGTAGGTTCCTTGAGCTCTGGAATTGGGTTGTTTATAGCGTATTCTATGTGCTCTTTTCGGTACATGTTCCAATTGTCAATTATGCTTTGGCGTACTCTCACATGAGATGTTAGCCTCACTATTTTGTTGCCGAGATGGCCAAGCATGGGACATCCGTTGTACTGATGGCACAAGGATAAGGCCTTAGCTCGCAATAATTGAACCTTCAGTGCATAGCTTGAGTTTATGTATTTTCCCGGACACCAACCCAAATTAGCAATCTGAGGTCGTGGATCGGTGATGATGACCTGGTCATCTTGGTCGAAGATGTTTCCGCAGAAACTGGCTGTGAAGATATCGGAGGGGTGTTCAACCTTCATCAACCAGCCGAGATCATAGTAGGTTTCTCTGGTGGGAGCATTGTGTTCGTGCTGGTAGGTTGATACGTTGTCATCACCCTCGACCAGGGTTTCAGCTCTGCCTGCCTTGCACAACCACGCGCAAAATAGGACAATCATTAGAGTGGTGAATCCGTTTCCACCGCTGGTATTCATTTCGCCACTCATACGGGTGCTTTCGATTTCAGCTTGGATATACTTGAAATCCATAATATTAACACCGTCCAAAACATTGATAATGTGTGACATCCTTTCGCGGAGCCAATCACAGTGCTCAGTCATATACTCATAGAGAACATTCTCACAATGTTCTTTTACTTCAGTTTCAAAATGAGCTTCATAACTTTCAGCATCATTATTGAACACTCTTCGATTGGCCTGGTAGAGTTTTTGGAGAAAATCAGGACGCTCAAGAACTGGCACAGTTTTAATGAATTCGTCGTGATCGTGAAACATTTGTTTGAAGATGGCATCAAAAATAGGGCCACAATAGGTCTTAAACCAGTCATCTCTCGCATTTATGCCCCGAGCAAATTTGTAAATATCATAAAATTCGGCTTTGATGAAGCTCTTGACCTTAGTTCCGTCGGGGTGGATACTTGGGTCTTCGTACGGGTGCTCTTCCCACACACTAATTAATTCGTCTTTTCGAGCACGACTGTAATTGGTTTTTTCAATCCAGTCATAGAAATCGACATCAGTCATTTCTATCTTCCTCATATTTTCTTCGCACCACCTCCTCACGAAGGTGCGAAAAAGTTTAGCTATTTCTGGTCTCATTTTTGGAGGCTTTGTTCCAGCTCTTTTGAGAATGGCAGCTACGACATTCTCGGGATGTGAGCGATCCGCCAGTGGCTGGGCCGTGTTCTGACATATTGGCAATTGTGCAGACATTGGTACACGTTTATAATTTCGGAAATTGGGTTTAACCTTCTTAATCTTTAGTGATTTTTTCACTGGATTTATCTTTCTTTTTGAAGGTTCCATAAAGGCGTGCACCTCTGTTACTACATATCCGTACAGAACACGGTCTGCCGGATCTTTTAGTAGTTTAAACCAACCTCAATCCCCTCATTAACATCTGTCCAAGGGGTTCTTTGAATCATCATGGCTAGGAGATTGACAGAATTAGGCAGGATCTTTTCCCCTGCAAGGGCCCGACCGATGGGCGGACCTGTGCCGCGATTGCCAGTAACATTATTGATGATCATCTTTCTTAGGGCTGGGCCAGTATTCGTGGTCATTTGGGATCTCCAGTTCTGTGATTCAAGAATGAGGGAATAGGCAAAGCTAATCTTGCGCATCCGTTTATAACCACGGTAGCCAGGTGAAGAATCAGATTGTAACCAAGGCGTTGATGGAGGAGCATAGTGGAATGATCGTTCGACAACAGGTTGTCGCGGTGCTAATTCAACACCGTTGATTAATATAGACTCCATATTATCACAAACAATTCGAAATTCATATGTGCCACTGACAATTGTGTCCTGCCTGTGGGTTGCGTAGCTTCGGGAAGCAGTATCCCTATCATCTTCGTCGCTTGTAACCGTATCAATGTGATTGAGAATTAGTCGTCCGCCTACCGCCGTGTTCGAATCTTGATACATCCTCCACCACATGCACGGATCGGCGAGTGGTAACAGGTCCCAAAATATGCTTATTGTAGGTTTGAGTTTGTAAAGTTCCCAGCAGCGAAACAGCCACTTCAACCAGTCCGTTTGCTCAACAACCTTACCAGCGATGTAGCTTCTTATGGCAACTGTGAGCCGGAGACGCAGCCAACCCCATTTAATCAATCCTAAATTTATACGACCTACTATTTCCATGCACAGCCTGAAGGCCTTGAGGAACGCTTGTATATTCTGGCCGCGATCCAACAAGACGTCAATAGTGTCGTTGAGTTGGTCCTCTTCTTCATCTTCGGGCCAATAATCAACAACCTGACCCTCATCGCGCATTTTCTTTTCCCATCTGCCTGAAGTCTTATAGGCGTCGTCCCATGTATTGTCGGTGAATGGACACACCTGAGGTGCAATCATGCACGCAAATCCTGTGCTCCAATCAGGGACGGTCTCTATAGCAACCTTGTAATCAAAAGCTGAAGGAGAGCATTGCAATATGTTGCTGTCAGCCACCTTGGCGTCACACATATCATCAGCAGCTTGTTCGTATTCCTCGGCAGTGGGCACCATGATTTTTCTAAATGGTTCAGCAATTTTTGTGGTCAATCTAGTCACTCGTTCAGCATAACCTACAAAGTGTGAAATTTGGGTATTAACAGCCTGAACAGCCTTGGAATGGACTTCGGCCACCGCAGCATCCCAACAGAGTGTAACAGCTTCTATACTTGACAGCCACGCCACAGTCAACTCGTCTTTGTTGGACACAATGTCGGGGACCTTTGTCTTATAACGTTCGTCGATCAACGTGCCGAACTCATCCAGTTCAGGCTTTCCGTGAATTGGGATGGTGACAGTAACTTGTTCAGACGTTTGTTTAGCTGGTGTGGGGACCATGTCTGGTTCACCTTCATCTGTTTCTTCTTCCTGGCTGTGGAACTCGTCTCCATCTTCATCCGCACCTAGAAGCGAATAGGGATTGCTGTTGAGAGAGACGGTAGGGGTTGGAGTGACATAATCCTGAGCGTGGAAAGTTCCAGCCTGCCAATCCGCCGTAGCGGTGATGAGAGGTGGGGGGAGCATCGGGTTGACCGCGGGGGTTGAGACTTCAGGTGGAACATTTTGCCAGCCTGACCATTCGTTATTGACCTCGTCCAAGAATTCCTTAGTCGGCACCATTTTTGGAACAGATTTTTGTTTGCCCTTGTCAGCACCGGTCTTTTTAATTGGTTGCCATTTCATAGCTTTAGACTTGTTCGGTTTTTTGGCACAATCTGCCCAGTGTGAGGCACACTGAATTCGCGGCATTGGTGTTCTGCACCAGGAGCAGAAGCCTGGGGGTTCATCAGCATACTTATTATTCACCACTCCAAACAAATCATCTATGTCAGCGTCTCTTTTCTTGATGTGCTCATACGAAGTATACAGTGCGGCCAAGGCAACTTGGCAACCATTGGCATGGCCATTAGCTTCTTCTTCTTTTTGGAAGTCGGACCACAATTCTCCAGCTTGAAGTTCAGTTGGAACAGGCTCTAGTTTGTTTAGTTTTATGGTGAACCAGCCAGGTATACCTTCGTATCTCATTGACAAGTGGGTGTATTGTTTGTCCTCGGCCACTTCATACATTTCCAGCTCCTCAGAATCACTCATTGATCGATATTCTTCTGTTTCTTCCAGCTCATCAATGGTGGTGCACGGATGCCAACCTTGGGCCCAGTAGTGCTCCTGTCCCTCAAACATGATCTCAGCAGGTTCAAGTTCAATCCATGCAGCGGCCAAGACTGTAAAGGCACGCACAACATCATGGAATTGTGAGGTATTTTTGTTCCAGAACAATGCTGATTGATTACAGGTAATTGATCGGTAGTAAATGTTGTCACGATCATTCGCGAGAAGCATGCCTAGTGTCTCAGGCAAGCGATAGGCCTTCTTACACTTACAGACATTGGCATTGGCAAAGGGTTTTGAGAGTGAGCCGCCCCATTGCACCCAACTTGGCTTGCTCGTGGTAGTCTTCTCATAAGATAGGCCACCTTCAGTAAAGAAACTTAATCCAGATTCTGTAAAGTATGTTCTTAATTTGGATACCCTTGTCTGAACTATCCTAGGCCACTGGAGACGCGGAAATCCGTCGGCATCGATGAAGAAAACCAACGTACCATTGGTGACTGCAGTCCGGAGTTCTTTAGGCATTGTGGGATGGAGTGGCAACTTGACAACATGCTTCCTCGGCGTGATTGTTTGAAAATCAGCTCTCTTGGATTTTGGAATTGGTGTCAAGAGGCTCTTATTGTGGATTACCAGAGGTGTGCCCTCAATATTATTCTGATTGTTCTGATCAATCCACGGATAGAAATACTTGGTTAGGAATAGGTCACTATTACGCAGTTTTTTGTATTTTTCTAATGGTGTGACTTGAGCAACGTAATTTTTCCTCTGGTCCTCGGTGAGTTCCCAAAAAATATCCAAGTGCTTCAAGTGGGTATACTGTTTGTCTTGCGAGATATCCATAATCTTTATATCTTGGCCTTCACTAACCCATCGGAATTCATGGGCGCGCCAGGTGTTGGCCATGCGGGTCTGAGTGACACGCGACATAGCTCTAAGTTGGCGATGAGTGATAATATTAAGATTTGGATAGACGGTAGTGACATTAAACCCGTATTTGGTGGCCTGCATTAGTGCGCGTTTGTAGAGCGTCATGTTTGGTAACATTTTAGCCCAGTTCTTTAAACTCTTCCAAGTGGAACCATCGGTACTAAGCATTGTTTTCTTCATTCTGCGACTAAGATCCAAGTTAACATACACACCATGTCGAACATCATAATAAATACCGAGTTCAGCATAAGGTGCCATAATTAGATTAACTTTTTCATACATGCTGGTGGTGCTCATGGTTGGGGTATTAACGCTCGGCAGTGCTACCGGTCTGGCAGGTGTCATAGTCTTAGGTGGTGATTTGTCGGCGTGCATGGCCCCCCAGGGTTTGTATGTGAACCACTCTTTGAAACGCTCAAGCCTCCTAAGCTTGGCGCGGGTTGGTGATAAACGCAGCGAGACCTCCAAATCCTCAATGCGTTTTCTATTCTGTGCTATCTTTACTTCCTTAGGGTCCCGTCGACGTTCAACTTCCACAGTCTTAGTCTTGGGAGCCTTTTCCACTTTGTGGATTTGAGACCTTGGTGCGCGAGTCTTCTTCGGCTTGCCAGTCTTCTTAGGCTTCGGTTCGGGTCCAACCCTGAACTGCCAGCCTTTATAGGGCGTTAAGTCTACCGACGCCCCTGTCTGCCGTTCGTGATCCGAACGGCTCGCGGGTGGGATACCATCCCTAAGCACCCCGCGGCGCTGTCCCTTGTGTGCAGGTTGGGTACCTACCTGTCCGGTGCCTTTAGGCGCGGAAATCGATGCAGA